CATCCGCGAGGAACATTGTGAATTCGGTACTGCTCATTTGTTCTTGTTGGTCGCGATAGGATTCAATAAACGCATAATCCGTTGTGTCATATTTCTTATCGAAATAAACCGGAATATCGCCGTCATTGTCTTCTTTGACTGCGTCTTCATTGGGATAATTCTTCGAGAGAACGAGACCGAATCGCTTGGGGCCAGTGTCGCCTCCGGCTCCGCCCGCTGTCGCGGCTCCGGCTCTGCCTCCGCCCGCTGTCGCGGCTCCGCTTCCGGCTCCGCCTATCATCGCACCCGCCGACCGCAATTTATCGCTTTGTTCACCCAGTACAAGATTAAAATCAAAAGGGGTAATAAGTTCGGTTGTTGTTATTGCGACAGCGTCCATATATAGTTTCGCATAATCAAGCGCCAACATCCGCGAGAGAAGTTCGGATGACGAGAGAAGGTTATCATTATACTCGGTTTGTTCGGCAAGTCCGGTAGCATACGCTCGACCACGCATTTGTTGCCGTTGTTTATCGTCGATCGTGCCTGCCGACGCTGACGCCGACCGGACTTGGACGTCCTGGAATCCGTACGCTTTAAATACATCCGCATCCATCATTTTACCCGATACAATCAGTTTATAGATGAGAGAAACACCGAGATATCGGACGTGATACTGAAATGAACGCAGACGCCCGAATTTACGGAAATTCGTCGCATAATTCCGTTTATATTCAAGCACTCGTTCATATAAAAACGCGACAATCTCATCATATTGTTTCACATTCAGGTCATCTTGATAGATCAGAAAAGGTTCAATAAACGCGAGAACATCCTGTAATGTAAGACGTCCGTGGATATACTGACGCATCATTTCAAAAATATTACGGGTTTTCGGTATAATAACATCCAGGAATTTCCGGTATTTATCGCGTTCATCAGCACCAGGTTCAAGAATAAATTGCTTGACTTCGCGTAGGAAATTGTGTGCGTTGAGGTCGAGAGGTGTATTCAGGTCGGCGACTTCGTGTGTCGTCAACGTCATCATCTGACGCAACATATCCCAGTAATGAACTTGCTTGGTATTCAGGTCGGATTTATCTAGAATATTGATACTTGGGAGTGCGATACGTGAGTAATAAATAACGGGTTCGGGGAATGTCATAAACCCGGTGATGTTCATTCGGTCGTTGGGAGTGAGTGGTACGAATTCGGTGGTTCGTTTGAGGATGGGTCCGGCCTCGTCTGCTTCTGCGGCAGCGGCAGCGGCAGCGGCCATTCGACCTCCTCCCCCGATGGGCTGAATTTTCGAGAGACCGAGATTATATTTCTGAATAACGAACCGGCGTCGTTTGATTTCTTCCCCCGCAACAACCGATGAGTAAAAGTCGTCGAGGTTGTCGATTACCGCAGTTATATTCTCGTTCACTTGTTGTGTGGTTACAATTTCTTGGGAATAACGCGGTGCTTCTTGGGGCGTAAAATGACGCGCCGAGAGATTCGACATATATTGCGCATAAGTAATTGTCCCGTCACGCCATTGACGCTGAAGTTCATTTTCCGCCTCTCGTTCATCTTGAATAAGTCGCGGTGCGATATCCATTTCCGCGGCGGTCCTCTCATCGATCGGAATATCGTAAATCACTTTCCGGGTTTTCACGATGGGAATAATCCAGCGAAGAGCACGGTCCATTCGCATCAGTGAATTCACAAGTGGGCGGAAAAGGGCACTTTTGGGGGGCGGAATGGAGGGGTTACCATTTGCGTCAAAGGATGAGAATTTATGCCGGAGTTCTTTAAATCTCTCAACTATCTTCTGAATATTCGAGAGAACTGCCCTAGATTTCTCTGTCGCAGGAACATTTGTAATGAGTGTACCCAGGAGGTCATCGCACTGCTTCTCTAAATTGAAGCGGCGGTTTTCATCGGGGATATCGACCGTTTGGACAAGAACGTCTAATTCCTCGCCTACCTGGATTTGGTCTGCGTCGATAAGGATCGCTTTTAATTTCTCACGGAGAACCCCGGACGCAACCGGGGCCGCAACAGATAACGCTGAATAGTCGGACATTCCTACGGGTTGCTCTGTAGCGTCTTCTCCTGCGCCGAATGAAGACGCCGATGCCGACGCCGACGCCGACGCCGACGCCGACGCGGACGTACCCTCCTGTCGTGCCAGTTGACGCTGTTTACGACGCTCTTCCAATGTTCGCGGTGTACCTGTCGCACCCGGTGAATCAACAACAGCATCCATTCCCATCGTCAAAAATCCGGCGGACTCGCCGCCCTCGCCGCCTTCGCCAGCAACAGCGGCAGCGTCTCCGAACGCCGACGGTGCCGCACGTATTCGAATCTCCTCAATCGGAAGATTCTCTGGAATACCCATATATCCGAAATTAATATAGATCATCTCATCCTCTGGATATGTCCTTATTTCGATCATATCCTCTTCCAGATTCGTGATCATTCCCGTGATAATCGTCGGAATATCACCGCCGAAACGGATATCTACCCACGTAGAAACGACTAAATTATTCTGCCTCGCATACCCTTTTTCATCGGCACGACTTAATAGTTCGATTGTGGTTATACTTTCATCGGTTAGTTTTCCGGTTGCGTCAAGTTTCAAAATGACCTCGCCGAGAGAATCGGTATCGATGAGTTTGATTTTACGTGAAGATAAATAATCCACAAGAAACATATGGTCGTGTATATCACTATTGGAGGGTGCGATGATCTTGATAATATCTCCGAGTTCAATCGATAATGATATGACTTCGCTGCTTCCGGCAGCGGCACCGGCGAGTTCTTCTTCTTCTTCTTCTTCGTGTTCTTGTTCTTGTTCTTCTTGTTGTTCTTCATTTAGCGGACGTAACTCTTCATTTTCCATTATTGGTAAGTAATACTAATGTGTTTATATTACCTCGGGTATTGTGTATATATACCTATATATTTCGTGTATTATAATAATTTCCGATTATTATTATAACGTCAGTCAAACAAATATAAAGGTATTCGCAATGGGTATATACAAGTAGTATATCGTAGTAATGTTTTCTATTTCTTCTGCTGAATTGCCAACTCTGCCAACCTTTGTCCATAAGGTTTCACAAATCGCAGGCACGGGTGCGGGTGCGGGCGTCGATGCTAGTATCGGGTCGTCGTCGTCGTCGTCGTCGTCGTCGTCCGAGGATCATACATTTCATAATTTGCGTTCGTGGTGCTCCGACAACGGCCTGATGGTTCATTATTCTAAAACTCCCTCCGGAACGTTTTATGTATTGAAGTATGACCGTGCTAAATTGAAAGACGCCGAGTATGAAACGGTGGGTCGTTTTCGTTCGGTGGTCTTTGACTCCAACGGTGAGATTTGCTGTATCGCACCACCGAAGATGTTGAAGCTGACGGAGGAAATGAAATCGTGGCCTGTGAATTCAGAGTGCGGTCACTTGAGTGCGGAAGAGCTCGTAGAGGGAATGATGGTGAATCTCTTTTATTATAAGGGAACCGAGAAGTGGTATGTTTCGACGAAGAGTAGCGTTGGTGAGGTGTCATTTGATCATATCCACGAAGCGGCGGCAGCATCGGCGGCGACCGTGGAGGGTTCGACCGTGGAGGGTGGTAAACTGAATATCCAGGAGGTATTGCGTCGCCGTATTTGCGATATTTTGAGTGTGCTTCCAGGCGGCCTTGAAATCATCCCTAAGCAGTATTGCTACTCTTTCGTTCTTCAACACCCCAAGAACCAAATTGTAAATGTAATCACGGTTCCGAAATTGTATTTGGTGGCAGTGTATGAAATTGTTCACCCGGAATCTGCGGACACGGCGACGGCGACGGCGACGACGGTTGGTGTTAGTGCGATCCGCCTTGAACGCGACATTTTCTCTAGCAGTTTCGGTGGAACTGTTTCGCATATGCCTTCCGAGTTGACGTGTGTTGCGGATGAGACCGATGCCATTACGACTCATACGGTTGATGATTATTGCCGGATGTATGGGTCGACAGAGACGCGAAGTGTTTCATTGCCGGGTGTCGTGTTCCAGGATAGAGATACTGGATTCTGCTATAAACAACGCAATCCTAAATACGAGAGTGTGAAGAAGCGTAAGGGGGTAGAACAGAAGTTGATGGCACAGTATCTCCAACTGCGTAAGGATCGGGCGATTGACGAGTATTTGAAGTATCACCCTCAACATTCCCGGGTGTTTAATACCTTCCGCGAGCGTCTTCACGAGTATACAATGCGTTTGTATGATGCGTATATCGAGCATTATGTCAAGAAGAACGCGAAGTCGTTGAAAGAATATGACCGGGAGTTGAAGACGCATATGTATAAGCTTCACTATGATGTCTTTTTGGCGACGATGAAAGAGGCGGGGACGTTTGTTACGAAGCATACCGTTATCAATTATGTGAACCAGTTGGCGGCGGCACAACAATTGGCGTGCTTAAATGGTGCGAGTGCGGGGGTTTCGCAGCCTACGGGCGACAATGGGGCGGCGGCGACGGGTGCGACGGGTGCGACGGGTGCGACGACGAGTGCGACGACAGGCACAGGCGAAAGACGTCGATTTCTGCCTTCTCAAGGTAAACATATTGAGCGTAGTAGCACAAGCGACGCAAGGAGCGGATTTCGTATTGGGAGACCTACCCGCGGAAGGAGTATGCCGACATTGACGATTCAGATTCCGTCGTCAAGTGACGCGGGTACGGACGGGGGCACCGTGAAAGGAAGTAAAACGTCGGGAAGCGTGAAAGTCCAGAATCAGTTTGCGGGTCTAGATGTTGATATATAAGATTTCGCATATAGCACCGCGTCGTATGGGGGCGCAACCCCAAGAATAAAATTGAACTAATTTGATAATATTAGTATTTACTATTATCAAAGAACGAAGAATGTCATTTCCAAACTGTCCACCATCGACGCCACTTCCCGAACAGACCGAACTCTATTTCGGTTGGTTTTCGGAGGCACAACAACAAATGCGTGTATCGAGCCCGACGGAACACAGACATAACGGAAAATACATCATAAGCCCGCCGTATTGTTACTGGACGCAAGGCGACAAGAAAGTACTCGTTACGGAAATTACGCATTCGAGTATACCGACGGCACGACAGGTGAAAAATGGCGATATATATATCGGCCAGGTGGATAAGTATTGGGGGCGGTCATATACACGACTCAGGGCGGAGGTGGCGACGGCTGCGACGACGACGGCGACGGTGGGGAAGTAGAACCTTAATAAATCGTTAAAGCGGTGAAGCCACTGCTGCTGCGGCTCGTGCTCCGATTCGGGATGCGAGAGGCATCCCTCCTCTTTTTGTGGTTCGCCCGCGTCGGCGTCCGCGTGCGTGCCTGTGCCGGTGCTTATTACTACGCGTATTGTTTTTGACGCGCTTCGCCGCCGAACGTTTTCGACGGGTTTTCGTTACCATAATGGAATGGAATGGAATGAATGAAGCGAAGCGAATATTTACATTATGATAATAAAACATTTCGTGGATTGCCCTAAATGTGTTATTACTGTGTTTATTTGCGGGCGGTGCGACGATGACGGTTGGAGTGGCGGCGGCGACGGCGGGTGGAGGTGGTGCGTGATTTGCGGCGGCGAGTTGAGGCGGTGCGTGGTTTGCCACGCCCCCCCCCCCCCCCCGCTCCACCAAACTTCCTCTCCGGAAGGGTTGGTGGGGTTGGGTCTCTCGTGTAAGGGTCAGATCCGAAATACAATAATATTTTAACGTCTTCTGGCGAAAAATCAACAACCTTTCCGGTTCCTGTATGTCCTCTAGGATCACCTGAACGTCCCAGTACCGCGGTTTCTAACGCATATAGACAGTCAAAAACCTCTTTTTGAGTCAATAGTTTTCCAAGAAACTCTTCAGGTTTTTCAGAAATGTTTGTAACTTCTCTTATTCTTGGAACGTCTTTTCCAATCTGTTCAAAAAAAGAAGGGTCTAACAGTTTTACTTTGTCACCTCTAATTAATTTTCCTGCCTCTTTATACGCTGCCTCAACATCAGTCTTCTTACTACGTGTTTTACTATATATCTCGACGGCATCATAAAAATGGCGATGCATACTTAAATGACTCTTACTATCATCTTTAGGATCGACTTTTATATATTTCATATATTGCTTCTTAGGTCCAAGGTTACTAATTCCAAAGCTTTTATACAATTCATTTATTTTACGAATTGCCGCCATTAAACTAAAAAAACGTAATTTTTCTGGAGTTAGTTCTTCTGGTTTTGGTTCTGATTCTGGTTCTAGTTCCATAATAGATGTTATATTATACATATCCTCAACATTAAAAAACGTCATACCCGCGGAGCGAAGCGACGCCAGCGCCGTTGGGGGGCGCTACCCCCGTTGAAAAGGCCGCGCCGCTTTCTCCACCACAAGCGGTTCCGGCAAAAACACCGCCATTCTCTCGAAGAATTTCACCTCGGGTAGACTCTTCATATGCGGCACAACCGTCGCCTGCGGTTCGACGAGGTTCGTGGAATTAATGCCAAATAACGCGGATTCAATATCCACGGAATTGGAGGAGAAATGTTCGCGAGACATCTTGGTGGGGAGGATGCCTACACTTTCAAACGCGAGGGCGGGTTCAAATGCCTTGCCAGCATATCCGTTCTCAAACGTGACATAGGTTCGCGCGAGGCTTTGCGAGTTTTGCTCGATCTTGAAATCGGTGCGTGTATTCTTGTTTCGGGTAGAGGCCATTGTTGTGTTAGGATGTATATATCTGTGTTATGTTATTATATTTATTATATTTATTTATTTATTGCCTAAATAAATATTATATGTTTTGTGTTATATCAGTATCATTTGTAAAATAAATTACTTTTACTTACGCGAACGAGTACGCCTTTTGTTAGCACGTTTTTTGGATTTCACTTTAGTATGACGATGGCGCCGCCGACCACCGCTTGTTGGGATTGTTGCTTCTTTTAACTTGTTTTCATTTTTTAACAATTCACTCACAAGGGCATCATTGTTTAACACACCACCACTTGAATGTATCCATTTTCCTGTATTCCCCCCCCCCCCACCCCACCCACAAATTCAGGTATCACATAACTCCATTCTGTAGTATCAATTGCTTCCTTTGATCCACCAATATTATTATGAAATTCTTTTGGATCAATATATCTTGGAGGGTTTGGATATTTTTTATTCAATAGCTTACGTCTATCTTCCCAACTTAATTGCTCAATATTTACATCTTTGCTACCAAAAAAATTGCCTAACATTTTGATTTATATAATGTAATAATAATATTAAAAATATCCTAAAACATCTGGCGAAGAGAATCCGCGATTTCATCCCGGAGTGTTTGCGGAATATCTTCGCCATATTTGGCGTGACGCATACACGTATGGAACAGGTCAAATATCTGGAATGAAAACATCATACAGAAAATCATCTCGCTATTATCACCTCCTGCTCCGCTTCCGGCCAGCGGATGCGACTCTAAAATCTCTCGGATCCCCGGATTCTCTCGGAATCGTTCATACAAGTCGTCAATTACGGCGGATACGATCTCAGGGTGGTATTCGGCGTCAGATATCCCGAATGCTTGAAGAAACTGGATACGGAATAGTGTATCTTGATCATCGGTGTCTTCAATCATCTTATAGGTGAGGACGAGGTCGTAATTATAGCCGGATAGATCGAGTGCGGGTTCGGGCACGGGCACGGGCACGGGCAGTTCATCTTCAGGCAGTTCATAGGGTTCAACAATTCCGGCGGTTTCGTTCATTAAAATCAACGTATATAAAATATAACACGTTGACTTTATATCTTCTCGCGTCGTTACAGCACTTCGCTAAAGCTCCGTGCTTCACTCCGCTCGGTCATCTTCGCCGATATATCACACTCCATCCATAAATAGTGAGTAGATAGAGCAATGCGACACGAAGCAATGTGGAGCGAAGCAACGCGAATCAAAGAATGCGGAGCAAAGCGGGAGCATTCTTTGATGAGCAAAGCGAAGCGGGAGCATTGCGGGAGGGGAGTGTTGCGACGCAGAAATAATTCGGAGCTGTTCGCCACTTCGTGGCGGATTGCGGAGAATTATTTAAAGAGATACTCCTGATCTCTCACCAACTCACGCGACGGCACACCTCCACGAATCCAGCCATTGACCGCCGCGCCTTCCACATAATTCGCCGGGTTGTTAATGGTCGACTTAAACTCCTCCTGGAGGGGATAATCCGTGTGTGCCGCATTCAATTGTTCCGACAGTTGAGTAATGCTCTTCTTATTGGTATTCGTATCGCCCTGAAGCATCCGGGATTCAAAATCCACATTCACGGCGCCGCGTCCTAAAAAGGGAACAGTCTTGAAAGGGCGTTCGAGAAGACTCAATTTACACTTGGCGTGAGTATTCAAGCTGCCAATAGAAAGCTCAGAGTTGGTGTCGATATTACAGCCTCCAAACCCCGTCTGGTGTCCACCTTTATAAAACACGTTAGGTTGGCTCGTCGCGAATTGGATAGGACGTTCCATCTGGCAATCCGTAGAGAAGAAGTTGTTGAGCGCATAATTCGCCGCGTTTAAGTTTTGAACATTGCGTTGCGAGAGATCACCCGTGTCGCAACCGATGCGCGACATATTATCAAATGTGTAACTATGTACGTAAGCCATCTTACTATATTATACCTTATGTAATTAACATAGATATAATATTATTTTGCTAAACTGTGGCGGTGGCGGTGGCGGTGGCGGTCGCGGGCGGTGGCGGTCGCGGGTGGGCACGGTGATTACTGCCCGATAACCTGCCCCAATCGCGAGTTGATGCGACCGCACGCGAATTCATCGCCTTCCTTACACGACTTCATTTCGCCATAACAGAATTTCGCAAATGCGTCCTGATCGTTCGGGATACGTGTATTCGCCACCGGATGGAACTGACGCATCGACGATTCAAATACAGCATTATCACCTAAAGTCCCGAATAATTTCCCATATGTTTCTTCCGGAGTATGATTCGGTGGTATGGCCGGAACATTACTATTCTGGTAAATCACATTACTCGCGTTCGTGTCGATACTTCCGCTGACAAATTGTTTCGTGGATTCATTAATATCGCCTTCTACAGCGGGATTAAATGACGGGGCCGCGTTTCTACGTTGCGGATTATCGCTGATCTCCGGTAAAAGCGGATTCATCATCGGGTTTTGCGGTGTCGGCGGCGTGAAATCCTCTCGCATTAATTCATACATTTCAGGCTTCTCGATATTATTCGCGAACCCCTCCTTGGTTTTCAGGATTTTCTTCGCTTGCTCGACTTCCGTTCCCGCTTTCCCCTTATGTACGAAATTATAAATCATAACAATAATTCCTAAAGTAATGGCGCCTAAAATAAATATCGAGAATGCCGACGTGATTAAATATCCTAAAATCGTGGCGAGGATGACGAATCGTGTAATCGCGTTCAATTTGGCGGGAGGTTCCATCGTCTTCGACGGCCATATCTCGCGAATATAATCCTTATTCATAAGAATACTTGGATCTTCCAGCCAGAATACTTGGTCTTTCGTCATTGTTTATGTTTATGTGTGTATGATATTTCGAAGAATAGAAATGTATAAGTTATTATACTCTTATATATTACTAGAAGGATTTATACCTGCGAAACTTTCAGTCGCTCTTTTCCTTGTTCGAGGCGGGTGCGGGTGCGGTCGCGGCGGCGGCGGCGGGTGTGCGTGGCGTCTTCGCAGGTTTCTCACCTGATGTAAATACTGCGGTATTGGCTCCGCTGGCAGGTGCTTGCTGCTGCTGCTGACGTTCTTGAACCTTCTTCAATAATCTTTCACGCATTTGTGCCTGTTTCATATTCCGGTTCAATTGTGACTGCATCGCCCCGAAATTCACTTTACCGCCTCCTCCACCGCCTCCGCCGCCGCCCATTCCTCCGGGCATATTCATCCCCATCTTGCTTAACATACTCGCCAGATTATTCATCCCCGGCATATTCTTCATCTTTGACATCAACTCGCTCGCCTCCTGCATAATCTCGCTCTCTTTCAGTTCACCTGACTTCAGTTTGGAGTCCAATTTGGAGCCGACGGACTTGATAATACCTGACAACTTGGCCGGGTTTTTAAGAAGTTGTTGAAATACACCCTTCATCGATGTTTCGTTTTCCATATTCAGGTTCAGATCGGTCGCGGTCTCTTCTGCGATTTCTTTGGCGAGTTTGCCGATTTTGCCATTTAAGATAGACGAGAGATGCTCGTGGATGGAGCTGGCATCGGGGACGGGTGGTGCGGTGCCTGGTGCTCCCGAAAATGTCTCATTCATAAACTCGGTTGCCTTCTTAAATGTTTCGTCGAGACCCTCTGTGCCGGTGGAACCATCAGTGCCATCTGCGGCACCCCCGGATGCCCCAAACATCGACCCCATCTCGCCAATCACTTCCTCAAGTTTGGTCTTCAATTCATTGTCGTCGATGGCCTCGAACAACTTGGCGGTGTCTCCGAATGAACCCATATCCGAGAGATTATTCACGATGGAGAAGAGGATGAGCTGGAGATACTTCCAAATAATATCCTTGGTGTTTTCGGTGATATCTTCGGTGGCCCAAATCTCGCGGAAGTCGACGCCGGGGAGGAAGTTGCTCGTGTCGTTCGTTCCACCAGCTCCGCTGGTGCCACTCACTCCACTCGCTTGTGCTTTGTCCGCTCCGGTCGCTCCGCTCGTTGCGCCAGCAGAGCCGGCTCCACTCTCTCTGCTCGCGTCGCTCACCGTGCTATCTCCTGTGCGGTGTTCTGTGCTATGTCCTGTGCTATGTCCGGTGCTCTGAAACAAACTTTCATTCTTATACAAAATATCAAAAAACTTCACTGGATACACCGCGCGACAATGTGTATACAATTCAATATACAGCTCATCCGGCATCGGTTTCATTTCGTGAGAATATCCTAAATACTTAGAGAGGGTTTCGCGGTACTCGGGAAAGGAGCAGTCGATATCGCGCAGGAAGTCCAGAATAATGGTTTGAAACTCCGGGGAAATATCCTGGATGGTTACTGGTTTCGACGACGCCGCGGACGCGGACGACGCGGATGACGCTGCGGGCTTGCCTGTGCCTCCGCCGCCGCCTTTTCCAGCCTTCTTATGTTTGTTATGATTCTTGCCTCCTCCCATTGTTTTGTAATATGTATAATTAAGATATCAAATATTTAAGTTAGTTATACATATTTTAGATGTAATCCAATAGTATATGTAAATCCGTAAAAATTGAAATGTTATTCTATAACTAGAGTAATAGTAGATCAATTCAATATGGAATACGAAACGAATGCTATGACTACGTCAGCCACCACGGACCAGGGTGGCGTCGAGACCGAGGCCGCCCCGAAGGCGACCCTAAAAACCGAAGATACAGGTAAGATTTTCGAGAAGGCGATTTGCGATGCTTACGGCATCCCTTATGATGGGCCGTTTCAATACAGCCAGGCTGATGTGGATAAGTTGACGCCCCGCTTAAAGCGTCTCGTGACTGACAATTTGTTCCCGGCGTGCGTTCATACCGCAAGCAAGGGTGCCAGATATGACTTCACCGCACTAGGCAGCAGCGGTAGCAGCGGCGTCCACCTTTCCGCAAAAAGCAACAAGAAAAAAGGCGGCAAGATCGCACCGCAAGTCGTCGGGCAATCCCATCCACAAAAGTTCTGCCAGGAGCTCGGGATTGGATATACGACCCCCGAAGACCTGAAACAATACATCCAGGCGAATATTATGACGGTTTTACCGATGCTTTGGAAATACACATTTGACTCACCGATTGTGTATTATGTCAAAGATACCAATGACATCCGGTTCATTACCGCGTCGGGATCGCCTGACTGGAGTTCATTTCAATACGTGTGGACACGTACTCACGACAAGTGGACAAACTCTAGCAGCTTGAAAGTGATCATCGAAGATCACGGAGAAGGATGTGGAAAACGTAAAGAAGAATCCATTTTGGAGTTTCAGTTTCATACCAAGAGCAGGCAAAATATGGCGGTTCGTTGGACGATTGATAAGGTTCTTCGTATTTTCAGCGGGCATTTCACGGTAGTGTCGTTGTAGTCGCGGTCGCGGTCGCGGTCGCGGTGGCAGCAGGGTCAGTAGAGACCCCTTTTTTTTCAAGACAAAACAGATATTCTTGTATTGCCTTGTCTTCATTATATTCAAACGACTTGAACCGTTTGTATTCACGCTCGATGACCGAGACCGTTCCATATCGACGCAGGATTTCCAGCATTTTCTCTTTTGACACGATGCTTTCACTATTATACGACAGAAAGATCCATTTGGCGCGTAGACCGCGTATCAGAGTATCAAACGCGGTTTCCGAGGCGACGCCTTTTCGACAGAAGGGGGATAGAAAGCAGTCGGTGGGAATACCGGTTTTTCCTTTTAAGGGGGGCTCGGTGTTGAGTGACGCGGGTGTCTTCGCGATGATATTCAGCGGGAAATAATTCTTCGAATATTGGCGTTCATTATAAGGAGGATCCAAATACGCGATATCTACCGGGGGGAGGGTGGCGGAGAGGAAGGTGGGATCTGTTACGTCAGCGTGGAATGTAGCAGACGCCGACGCCGACGCCGACGCCGTAATCGTGTGTATCGGAAACAATACAATCGGCTTGGTGGCTTTAGCCTTGAAATTCTTGAGATAACATCCATAGACTGCGGGGACATTGCTGACCGCGTCGGCACTAATAATAATTGACGCAAGGATGAATTGATATTCGTCGTGGGTCAGATCGGTGGTGGCAGCGACGGTTTCCAGCATCGTACGCATCGCGTCTATCCTGTGTGCGTTTTCAACCGTGAAGAACATCCGTTCATTTCCTTCGAAGGGACTATAATGTCGCGTGACAAATCCGGGGGGGTGCGTGGCTGCGGCAGCATTCATTTCGGCGATAATGTCACGGACTCGCTCTGTATACACTGACCGGGTAAATGCGTGGGCGATCACCGAGCTATATAATTCGGAGTCATTGGAATAAATGATTGCTGTGCCTTGTTGGCGAAAATGATGAGATACGACGCCAGTCCCTGCGAAGAGGTCTGCGACGGTCTTGTTTTCAAATGTCGCGAAACCAGTTTTCTCTTTTATATAATCGGTGAGCCATTGGAGGAGCTGGTATTTTGACCCGATATAATTGAGGCGATGGATTTTTGCGGATGGGGGTGGTGTGCGGGACTTCTTCATTTGGAATCGATATAATAAATGTATTATTATGTTTATTATGGTTCAATTTTATGATTATGGTATTCACCACTCATATGTTTTCACAGCCGTGCTGACAATCGCACATGTTTCCTTGACCATCTGTGAATATGCGGGCGTTCCGCAAATAAATACCGCAATATCATCTGGTCCGTTTGTTCTGTCAGGCGAATCAATAATTCCGGTGAGATAGTCAATCAGTGTCGCGGGGGTTAGTTTCGTGTTTTCATCGGAAATGAATAGTCGTTCTTTCACGGCGGTGTGAGATAGACGTAATACCGCGTCGTCGCGTGTCCGATATGATGACAAATAATGAAGCTCCTGGTCGTGGTCGTCGTGGCGATTCTCAAGCCACGCAACACCCATACTATACAGAGGCGTGATTCCAGACCCACAAGAACACATCACGATAAATTTCGCACGGATTTGTACGTCATCGCATACAAACGACCTGATAGTGGGGGATGCGTCATAATATTTACGACCAAATGGTCCTTTCACAAACACGGTTTGATTGACGAGATACTTATCACAAATAAGCGGAGATACTTCGCCGTTTGGCATACGTTTAATCAGAAAGGTCGCTGTGTCTGCGGCTGTGTCTGCGGCAGTGTATTCCACCGGTGTATACGGCCGTTTCTTCGTATCAAAATACAGGTTGAAATACATCCCCGGTTTATATTTCGGATATTTCTCGCAGAACTGGACCGTTATTTTGTTATGAATTTGACCGGTTTGTTTACCAATCGTAATGTTTTTATAGACCCGATGGTTGGATTCTTCACGGATTCGATGTTTATCAAATAATGCGTCCAATGATTCTTGTCCAGTATAGCAATAAAATGAGAAAAGTGGTATGGCGAATAATCCGAAAAGGTACATACTATCCGCGAAGGAATTGGCCGGAGACGACGCGTATTTTGCGAAACACCCAATCAGTGCGACCAATGTCCAGAGGACATATTTATTGAGTTTCAAGTGGACACGTATGTATATAAGAACGATCCCTAGAATCACAACCGGGTATAATGTTGGGTCTGTTGCGTTGATCAAGTACACGATAAGAAGACTACCCCCGTATAAAACGTGATACCAGAATGCGGAAATGATGTTTTTACGAACGAGGGTCATTAAAAACGACGCGATTTGGATAGGGAATGCGACGGCGAGGACATATGGGATTGTCCCGAAAAGACAGACGATTGTCGCCATAAACTGCGAATGTGTATAGAAATACTTGATTGCGGATTGAAGCGCGGCGGGACAATCACTCCAATACGGCATTGTTGCCGTCGTCGTCTCTTTCTTGTTTTCACGGAGATATTCGGTGCTTACATCCGCGAGTTTCATCGCGAGAAGGACGATGGCGAGGCGGACTACGATGGCGGTAGGAGAACGTGTGCTATCGCTGCGATGGAACAGGAAATACAACACATTGATAATGAGAAAACTCCGTACTGCGAAAACAATGGAATGTGCGCGGAACTCCTGCCAAATCATCGGTAGAATCCCGGTGCGTGTGCGTGGGATGAGAAACTGGAGCGCGGAAAGCGAGAGAATACTGTGAACCCACGTAAGTCCGATAAATCCGCTATCCACACTTCGCAGTGTCATTTCGGCCGCGGCGCCGCTATAAAAACAGTCGAAGAGAAGATAGAAATAATTCAGAAGCGAGATGACACCCATTGTTTTATGAATATGGAATTTGTCCTCGTGTGTGATGAGTTTAGATATTTTGGTCTTATTGTATTCCAGCTTATGATTGGGGTTGAATCGGGGATCATCTTCCGTCAATTCTTCTACTTTATAGTTCCCGAGTAAATTAACAGCGTACTCGGAATGCCCGACTTCGTTGAATTTTTGCGTCAGGTCGGGGATTGTTTCGTCATTGTCGTCGGGGTCGGATGAGTCGTGTTGCTTGATGTATTTTGTAAATACACTAGTTCCTCCAGGATGTTCCGGAATAAATGTGGTTATATCGTAAATATTGTTATTGATTATGATACGCATTCGTCGTATATGTCTAATAACAATATTGAAATTATGTTTATGTTCTTTATTACAATTTCACTCGATACTTGTATGATTTTGATTTGGGGTGTTGTGCGGATTTCGTTCTTCGTGCCTTCTTTCGAGTTGCGCGACCGCCCCTAACAAATAAGCCAAAAAACCCTTTCTTTTCGGCGGGCTGAGCAGGAGCCTGAACAGCAGCAGTAGTAGTAGCAGGAGCAGTAGCCTGAACAGCAGGAGCAGCAGGAGCAAGAGCAGAAGCAGCAGCAGCAACACCCACCGCAGGGGGCTGATTAATATTAGCAGTAGACCCCACCTCAACTCCAGGAGCAGTAGGAGAAGATAACTCTTTCGGGGTTAAAATTGTAATTTGTTGAACTGTTTTGGCATTATCTTTCTCTGTCGGTTTGCTTATACTTTGTACAAATTTATACACTTTTTGAAAATACGCAGCAAGATTGTCGTTACTTATTAAATTTGTGGGTTCTTGTACTAAATATTCAATAATTAGAGTATTCGTCTCCACAGTGTGCTTATTAGATTTAAATGGGTTCCAAACACCACCATGTTGTACTCCGGTTTGTTGTACTACGGGTGGTTGTACTACGGGTTGGTTTATTAAACCTGTTTTATAAATCTCATTGACACACTTATCCAACCCTTCGTCAATACTGTTTTTTTTTCATCTAGGACCTCACCTTCTATATTAAGTGATTTTAATGTAGCTTGTATATCATTCGGTTTCCTATCAAATTTGGCTTGTTCTAATAGTTGAATATATGGTTTTATAACTTGATCAACAATTGTAGCTTTTAATGTCTCATCATACCCTTCTCCGTTCTTTAATTGTTCACATAATTTAAGGATAGCTTTATGTAGTTTTGGACGATAAGTCGTGACAAAATTACCAGCATCATCTGTTTGCGTATATTCTATACAAATCGAATCAGTTGATGCCTTTCCAGAACCTCCTTGTAGGCAATAATCAAAATCGACCTTAATTGCCAAGATATCATTTACAAGTATTCCTATTAGTAAATTCTTATACTCGGGACTATCTTTCACTTCATTATTTCTCATAATAAAGTCTGTTATTGCTTTTTCTAGTACTGCGGGGTCTGACTTTTGATTTATAGCTTTAGCGATCATAGACATTTGAAGAACGTTTAACACTATATTAAATTCCCCCATTGCGGTCGTTAAACGAATATTCAATCTGACTATGTCGTCGATTAAATTACGATTCCATTCTTCAACGGGAAATCTTAAACGCTTAAATGACCGCTTAAGTGAATTATATTTCTCTTCGCCCCACCATCCACCAATTTGATTTTTACGTTTAACCAAACGTCTCCCCGCTCCTGTTTGTTCGCCGTTTTCTTTTTGGGCTTGGGAATGGATTTCAGCATCAACGGATTCGTTGCTGGTAGCATTAGCATGTTCGGCCGCACCACCAACATCAATAGTACTTAGTGCCTGTTGGTTGGTTACTTCCTTTCGTATATTTTTATAATCAATATCATCTAATATTTGGTCGAACCTTTTGAATATAATCTTGATTTGTGCGGTGATCTCCTCCACGTTTATATCAAATTTATAAGTTCCACTTATAGATACCGTAAGATTGATCATTCTTCTTATCTTATCTAATAAAATGCTAAATTCGTCAAGTGTGCGTATTACTTTAAACACTTTCGCAAATTTTGCTCTCACAGCAATAATCGCAAAATATCCTACAGCTATTAAACTACTAGCAACAATGAGCCCCTGTCCAATCGGACTAGCTATGATAGCACCCATACCAACCATTACAAAACCAGATAGTATGGGACTTTTGCTAATGATCTCCGCCAGATGAAATAAGCCTTCGGCTACAGTTGTCGTCACGGCTGCTTTTTCTATTACGTTCATTTCTGTAGGACCATTATTTTCTCTAAATGCGTTTGCCTCTTTTTTTTCGGCATCGTATTTTAAATCTTGTAATATTGATGTAACGTATTTTTCCCTTTGGTCTGGGTTTACTTGTGTCTTGAAAATCTCAAAAAGTTTTAGTTTTATGGCGGCAGGTATTTGAGGTAGGGTAATACTCCATTTTTGTTTTTGAAGAATCGGATCAATCATCTTCGCAAGTTCTATATCTGTTACTGTATTGGGTTGTTGCGATGTTTCTGCTGCTTCTGCTGCTGGTATTTGTCCTGCGACTATCCCGGATTCAGGGGCAGCAGACATAGTGCTTAATAAATATATATATTATTATTATAATATTATTTTGGATGATTACACCCCTCATACAACACCAGATTCGCTAGATTGGCTACGATGTGGATAGCAGCGTGTGCGAATGTTGCCGGCCAGATGTGCCCTTGTGTCAATAAATAATTACTCCATCCGTAGCACGACGCGGACATTACGATGAGGGCGGTGTAGGTTGGCGTGGTGCGGGTGCGTGTGCGTGCGGGTGCGTATCTGAACGCATAATACGTCTGGTAGGTGACGCCCGATAAAACAACCGCGATATCGAGGGTTCGTCGCCAGGAATCGCGGATGGGGTTGTGCCAGTAGAGGAGGGATGTCGCCCAGACAAAGGCGGGGACGATGGCGAGATGGGCGGATGTCGCGTGAGAATATGCGTATATCGCGGAGGGAAGAGAAAACCACGCACAATACCAGATGAAATGTGCGTTTGGAAGGGGGAGGGTGAGAGTCTGCTGTTCTGTGTGAAATGTCGATAGTATACTATCACTCATATTTATATAAGAATTACAATTATATTATATTATATTATAGAGTACATATTTAGGTAGATTATACTCAGAATTGAAACGAAATGTTTAAATGGGGGTGGCCGTTTGGTAAAGAACCGGAGGGATTAAAACAAAAAGCCAAAAGACAAATAGAATTGCGGAAAAAATTAAACAAGGGGGAAGATGATAATAACAAAGCAACGCTTGTGGATTATCAATGGGCAGAATTCAAATATATAGATAGGAATGATAAGGTTCAAAGGTGTCGGACAACAGTACAAAGGGGACAGTTTGATAGTTTATGGTTTGATGATTTATACATATATTATCCTAAAATTAATGATGTTATAAGTATGAAAGATTTAAGGAATGGTTATCTGTCTAAAGATAAAGAAAACATTGTAAAAACTGGTTATTTTGACGAGAGGAAACTTGATAGCATAGTTGAATATCTCGATATATACCGTCCAATGGGCGAGAACTGGAAATGGAGAGAACAAATAGAAATACAAAACGGTGGGCACAATCGGGCCAAATCCTATAAAAAATATAAGAAATCTAAAATTACGAAACACTCGAGGTCGATGTCCACGAGGCGGAAATACCGGTCACGGAAATTCAAAACCCGTAAATAATAACCTAACAAATGTTAGAATACACCAATGTCATATAAACCCAACTCGCGTTTATATTACATACAATGGTCCAACTCATCCCCGCTGGCACTGGTACCGCTGCCGATGCCGCGAATCCGACGCGAGAAGAGATAGACGCATATATCTTATCAGAACGAATAACTCGTGTGGAGACCTTGTATGGCATCGTTCGAGAGATTCAGTGTAAACGTGGGGCCGGTGCGTTGCTCCATCCTGCCGATGAGTATTTCGCGGAACGATGTTCTTCATTATCATTATAATATACGATTACTATTACGACTACGACTACGCAGTATCTGCTTGATGTGGCGGCTGCGTCTCCTTATCAATAATAACCTTCTTCGCCACTCTCTTTATGACCTTGGCGATATTGCCCTCCTTTTCCCCATCCGTGGCTGCCTTGGATAGTTTGAAATACTTTTCGTTTTCTTTGGAGCTGCTATTCATACATCGCGGGTTGGCTTTCGCCCATTCGCTTACCAGTGCCACATTCTTGTGTTCGACCGCCAGGACTGCGTTCACCATTTTCGGGTGGTCGGGTCCGTCTCGTGCCCACTCATTGTTGTCCTTTACGTATAAGGTCTCGCGTTTGACATCGCTACAATGGACAGGACGCTTGTATACATCCGTCTTTTGGAGGTTGTTGATCAGGATGTTCGACATTCCTTTTACATAGCCATCCCGTTCCACGTTTTCCAGGTCGGTCAGGTTCAACTGGATAGAATTCACGAAGTCCTTCATATTCATCGCGTCTTTACATTGCTCATTGAGGAACATGTTCATATTGAATGTGTTGTTGTTGCTATTGATGGTGTTGTGGTTACCGTTTGTTGCGACTCCGATGGAAGACGGGACTGTTGTGGCTGGTACTATGGCTGACTCTGGTATATGTGTTTGTGATTTCTTCATCATTTCCAGGATTTGTTCTTGTAGGTTGTTGTTGGTTTTTATTAGTTCAACCATCATTTTCTTACAAAATTGTGTGTCGGTTATTATATTCTGAAGTTCGGTTGATGTTATTTTGATATTCTCATCGGGGGAAAATTCGTCACTAGGTTTTGTTTCTAATAGATTATTGAATACGGGTTCAGAAATATGTTGTTTAACCGAAACACATGTTTTCCTATGACGTGACAACCCAGAAAGATGGGAATATTTCTTATTACAGTTGGGGCAAATGAATGATATTGTTGATGACGGTTGGCACTCGGATTGATTATTTCCCATTATCTTTTGATGTTTATAGGTTGAAAGATGCGTGTTAAAATTAGATTGTTTAGAGCATCTAAAATCACATTTTTCGCAATAAAAAGATGATTTTTTGCTTTCTATACTTTCAATACTTTCGATACTTTCAATACTTTCGATACTTTCAATACTTTCAATACTTTCGATACTTTCAATACTTTCGATACTTTCAATACTTTCGATACTTTCAATACTTTCGATACTTTCTTTGTTTTCTTCATTATTATTTGAAGTTATCTTTTCTAAAATCTTATTAACTGTGACCTTTTGTGCGACTTTCTTTATCACCTTGTATATTTTGATTTTTTGTTCATAATGTGTTGTGGTGTTCAACAATTTCAACAATTTCAACAATTTCAAATACGTTTCATTATCACATGTGTGGTTATTCATACAATTTGGGTTCTCTTTCTCTTTGACCAAGTAATCAATTAATGAAACAACCTTCTTTTCTAACGCAATGACGGCATTCACCATTTTCTGGTGGTTGAAATTATCTCGCTCCCAATTATTATTATCATTTACATATAATGTGTGTCGCTTGATATCACCACAATGAACAGGGCGTTTGTATACATCGATATTTTGAAGGTTATGAATAAGGATGTTTGCCATTCCTTTAACGTAACCTATTTTTTCAATATTTTCCAAGTCGTTCATGTTGAGATGAATTGAATTTATGAAGTCTTCCATAATCATTGCGTGATTACATTTATTAATGAGAAATGATTTTATATTAAATGATTTCTTTACGATATTATAGGTTGGTGGTTTGGTATTATTTTTATTACGTTCTAATGAATTTATTTTTTTAATAATTTCTTGGTAATCTTTGAGTATTGTTGTAATTATATCTTTGGATATTATTACTTTATCATTGTCGGCTATGACATCATCTGTAATTGGTTGTTCATTCTTTACATTATTCATATCTGACGAAAAAATGGAGACATCAATAGGTGTATGTTTTATGATACTCTTTATCTTATGATTTGTTAAACCTTTATTGTTATTACCACAAACACGATGAAATGTATTTGGTGTAAGGTTTGATGGCGTTTCGTCAAGTGAAGGTGATTCTTTGTTCTCAAACAGGTCTGATTCATTATTAACATGTACTAGTGCGGGAGCAGCAGTTATAGATTGTGTGTTTTTCTTGATGACATTATTCAAAGTTAATTGTGTCAGTTTCTTTTGAGGTAGTGGTTCTATGCTATTTAAATTCGCTTTCAGCGCAACGAAATGCTCTTGTTCTTTTTGTCTTGCTTCATATACGTTTTTACAATCATAAAAACCAACTATTGCCATATTCCAATTATCCCATCCACCATGATTTCTTATTACTTGATATACTTTACAATTATAGCCTGACGAATCACTATTTATAGAATTTAACCTGTGAGCTCTTTTCCTCTGAACGAAATTTGTCGTATGTCCGACATATACGTCGTGTATATTCGGGTCATTACACGTTATTTTATAAATGATTGTATTTGAATAATCGGTCTCTATTTTTGCCATAATGTTAAATATTATTAACGTAATAATAATAATATTTATATAGTTATCTTCATACTTTTTATTCCGAAATCAAACGGAATATTTTCGCCAGTTTCATCTTTCGTTCGATTCTTTACAACATTATATCCACGAAGTTTATATATAATATTATACATCCGATAATGAAAATCATCGACGGTTTCATCTTCTACAATGACCTAGAACTACTTTCATACCGATTGATTATGACAAGTATTTGACGAAGTATTACACGGAATGAAATGGAGTCGAATGGACTCGAATGAAATGGCGGTGCCGCGTTGTTCAACAACTCTTTCAGTATCTTGTTTTCCGCGATTAAGTGTTTGATTTGGTCGAGTGTGAGCGAAGCGGGGTCCGGGTCTGCGGGTGCGGAGTCGGGTGTGGACACCGGCACCGCGGGAAGCTGCGGTGGACCACGACATACCGCTTTATGCTTATAAATACTTGTGCGTGATTTGAATATCTTATTACATATAGAGCAAGCGTGTTTATCTGTAACGACTATATTACCATCATTTAATTGGTGCTTACGTGTATCCAAGTGTCGAATATAATCCTTCTTATTGTGTGTCATATATAAACAACCCTCGCAATTGTATACCACGGGCGGTTTTGGCGGCATTTGTGGCATTTGTGATTGTATAATAAATATACAAAAAATAAACGAGATAAACGACCTGTATAATGTTATTCCTTCTCGATAATAACATTCTTCGCCACGCGGCGTATGACCTTGGCGATGTTGCCCTCCTTCTCCCCGTCCGTGGCTGCCTTGGAAAGTTTCATATACCTTTCATTCTCTCGGGTGCTGCTATTCATACATCGCGGGTTGGCTTTCGCCCATTCACCGACCATCGCGACGTTCTTCTGTTCAACCGCCAGGACCGCATTCACCATTTTCGGATGGTTGGGTCCATCACGTGCCCATTCGTTATTGTCCTTCACATATAAGGTCTCGCGCTTGACATCGCTACAATGGACCGGACGCTTGTAAACATCCGTTTTCTGGAGGTTGTCAATCAGGATGTTTGACATTCCTTCCACATAACCTAGACGTTCCACGTTTTCCAAGTCGGTCAGGTTCAACTGGATGGAATTCACGAAGTCCTTCATATTCATCGCGTCTTTACATTTCTCGTTGAGAAACATGTTCATATTGAATGTGTTGTTGGTATTATTGCTATTAGTGATGGTGTTATTGCTATTATTTGTGGTATTATTGGTCGTATTTTGTTTCTCGGATAAGACCCGTAGCACATTCATCATTTCTTGGTTATTTTGTAATATCGTCATAAACATTTCTTTTGTTATGGTAATTTTATCATCTACGCACACAATATCGTCTGATGTTTTGGGTGTATGGATTCCAGACCCCTGTGAAGATAACGTCTTACATTTGGATATATGTTTATAAATACTTGTTCTAGATTTGAATATATTATGACACGACGAACACGAATAACCATCTGAGGATTTTATAATTTGTTTGATTAAGCATCCACCATCGATATGCTTCTGTGTTAAAAGATGACGTTCATAATCTCGCTTACACGTTGTGTGAAAAACGCAAGGTTCGCATGTGTATGTATGTTTATGGTCCATTCTGTGTGGTGGTATTTTATACTATAGGTGGATACAAAAATCCACCTAAAGATACGCCTCACCGAACCGCCCTTCGTCCGTGCCACCGACCCCAAAAAAGTCAGTCACACGTTTTTTTAGATAAAACCCGAAAATAAGAGCATTATGGTCACAAACGTGTTTTTTGATGTTTTGAATTTCGTGTTTTAAAAGTCTCGCGAGCAAACGGCGTTTTGGACATTTTTACGGACAGGATACAAATCTCCAGCTGGCCACACCATAACTTCAACTCATTTCGTAGATATGACACCATATTAAGGTAAGAAAGACAATTATCCATCCCAAACTACACAATGCCCGCCGGAGGCCATTCGCATCCCCCAAACCAGCCATTCCAATATTATATAATATGAAACCCCACAATTTTGGGGGATCAAATTTGAACGGAATATTTTCAGGAGTTTTATATTCAACCTTTTGGTTTTGAACGGATTATATTCATAGGTTTATATTTCGATATTTCATTATTCATTCAATCATATCCATATCCTTCTCAACCACCACATTCTTCGCCACGCGGCGTATGACCTTTGCGATGTTACCCTCCTTCTCCCCGTCTGTGGCTGCCTTGGAAAGTTTCATATACCTTTCATTCTCGCGGGTGCTGCTATTCATACATCGCGGGTTGGCTTTCGCCCATTCACCAACCATCGCGACGTTCTTCTGTTCAACCGCCAGGACCGCGTTCACCATTTTCGGATGGTTGGGTCCGTCCCGTTCCCATTCGTTATTGTCCTTCACGTATAATGTCTCGCGCTTGACATCGCTACAATGAACAGGACGCTTGTATACGTCCGTCTTTTGGAGGTTGTCAATCAGGATGTTTGACATTCCCTTTACATAACCATCACGTTCCACATTTTCCAGGTCGGTCAGGTTCAACTGGATGGAATTCACGAAGTCCTTCATATTCATTGCGTCTTTACATTTCTCGTTGAGGAACATGTTCATATTGAATGTGTTGTTTGTATTATTGCTATTAGTGATGGTGTTGGTGTTTGTCGTATTATGACTATTTGACGTCCCTGCGTTGTGTAAACAGTGTTCCATAATTTTACTCTGGAATTCGGAATTTTGCTGAATCATCATCATCATCATATTCATAAGGTTCTTCGCCATATCATCAGATATTTGCGGTTCAGTAGTTCCTGATGGTATGGAGGCGGATGGCGAAGACAGGAATGACGGACAGGACGGAACGTTTGGTTCAGAACTATTCGCTTTACATATAGCCTTATGCTTGTATATACTTGTGCGGCATTTGAATACCTTGTGACAAGATTGGCAAACGTGTGTATTGGAAACAGGAAATGGTTGCTCTGATGTGGAAACACATCTGATGATATGTTTCTTTCTAGTTAAATGACGTTCATAGTCGGTTTTGTTGTCTGTTGTAAAACCGCAAGGTTCGCAATTATAACAAACACGAGGTTTATCCATTGATGGCGATAGAACGAATGGCGTTTATATTGTAGCACTACAAAAAAACCGCCTAAATCAACGCCGCCGTTCGGACGCCTCGATTGGCCAAACAGGCCGATATACCCTTAAAATTATCAGTAACACATTTTTCACTAAAAAAACGAAAATAAGAGCATTTCAGTCATAAAACGTGTTTTTCTGAATGTCTGAAAATAACGAAATTTCGTGTTTCAAAAGTCTCCAGCGCAAAAGGCGAAATGGACATTTTTTAGACACTACTACAAATAAAAACGCATTGGCACGATAATTTTATCAGATTAACGCCGCCGCACCATATTAAGGTAAGACGGCTGTTTCGTATCCCAAACTACACAACGCCCGCCGGAGGCCATTTACATCCCCCCAAATTAGCATTCCAATATTATAGAATATGAAACTCCCAATTTTGGGGGATCAAATTTGAACGGAATATTTTCGGGAGTTTTATGTTCAACCATTTGAATTTGAACCATTTGGTTTTGAAACTTTTGGTTTTGAAACTTTTTATTTTAAACGGAATATTTTCCGGGATTTTCCTTCCATTCCTTTGAAATCCATTCCCTTGGAATCCTTTAATTTTTTTATTTCAAACGGAATATTTTCCGGGATTTTCCTTCCATTCCTTCAAATCTGAATCTCTCGGAGGGGAAGGTTTATAAACATCCAGCACCCATTCCATCGCCACCCTTCGGTGAATCCGGCCCTTCGGGAGATTCCGACTGCGATATATCGATGAATTCTGGTGCTGATAACGCCGGGGGGGTATTATTCGTATTATATAAATGATACGATACGAATATTATATGAATATTATATACAAACACACACATCAAAAATGCCCGGAAGAAAAAGGTCTGGTTTAGCCAGAGATAGACGAGCCTATACGTGGTCAAACGAAACCCCTTGGTTGACAATTACCAAGTTCACCATTACATATAACGGTAATACCAATACCGGCGGTAATGGACCAACGGATGGTTCTTCGCCGTATACTCCCGGTTCAACAGTAACCATTTTAGGAAATACTGGTTCTTCCGTATTCGCCAAAACAGGATTCACATTTTCTGGATGGAACACCGCCGCGAACGGTTCGGGAACATCTTATTCCTCAGGAAATACATTCGCGATTCGTGCGAATACGATACTTTACGCACAATGGGTGGCCATCCCACCTGTATCAGCACCAACCGCATTATTCGGTGTAGGAGGCAATCAAGCAGCGTACATTTTGTTCACACAAAGCGGCAGCGTAACCAACTACGAATACTCTACAGACAACGGAGCCACGTTTCTGGCATTTAACCCTCCACAAATATATAGTCCTGTAGAAATAAATACACTTTCGTCGGATGGAGTCACACGGTTAACGAACGACACTGAATATACCGTCCGACTAAGGGCAGTGAATTCCGACGCAAAGAGCAATGATTCTGATCCCGTAAATGTCACTCCCACCGTAACAAGCCTGATAGCTACGAATCGCGTAATATACTTAGACGCAAACGACGCGGGCTCTTACTCCGGCTCCGGAACGACGTGGACAAACCTTGAATCTGGGGGCGCATACAGCGCAACACTCATCGGAACGCCGACATTTGACTCCACAACCACGCCAGGAAATAAGTATTTCGATTTTAACCGCGGAACAGCTACGGGACAATATGCTCAAATTACCCAAGCCACCGCGATCAACCCTGTTGTAAACCAACCCTTTACGATTCAAATATGGGCCAGAATCAATAATGTCGGAACACAGGGAACGCTGGTAAGTAAAATGTTCGGCCAGCCCCAAGATTATGACGGGTATAATTTGACCTATTTGGCGAATACATCTTTACAATTACATATGAACGGTTCAACGCGTGATAATCGATTCCCATCAGCAACAGGTGTGTTAAGCAGTGGATGGGTGCTCTACACCGCAAACGTCAATTTCGGAAATGGAGGAGACAGACAAAACAAGATATTCGTTAATGGTCGCCAGGTTATGACCGCAACAAGTAGTGAAATTAGTATTCCAACTGCTACACAAAATCTCACATTTCCCGCAGGATTTGGCGGAGATGGCGAATGCGATGTTGGTCAATTTTTGTATTATAATACAGAATTGTCGGTAACACAAGTCATCCAAAATTATGATGCGTCAAAACCCAGATATATATAATAAATACATCACTTTTTCATCGTGAACTCTAACCCTAATATAATCGCGATCATCGAAAACCAACTAAATCCGTAATTCAATGACGCACCCCGGATCTTTCCGTAAGCTCGCACCATAAAAGGGAGCATTATGAAAAAAAGGACCCAGGATAAGAACCACCCCGTGAATGCGTAGACGGAGTACCGGATGATTTCGTCATATTTGGAGTATAGACCACGAAGCGTATCCATTAGACCAGTATATTCAGTATATTCAGTATATTCAGTATATTTAGTATATTCAGTATATTCAGTTATATACTTATATATACATCCAATAAATTAGTTCACTTGCCGATATCCTTGAAAAACGACCTTTCGCCGTGTAGTGTATATTTCTTCTGATTCGGGAGGGCTGCGGCGGTAACAGATATCATCGTATGTTGAACGGTAGAGTGTATGTTGTAGAATGTAATAAAAACATTTAAATTTTATTAATAATATTTATTTTATTAATATTATATATACTTAAACTTCATGGGTGATATATATGCTCAACATTACGCACAATACGAGGCCCCCGAACGTGAAATTGTAACAGTAGACGGCCAGAAGGGGTACTATTCGATGGAGTCTCCAGACAATAACCCTAACCACGTAGTACAAGTGTTTATTCCACTCACAAGCACAACCTCAACCCCAACCACAAGAATTAAAAATATTACTGATGGTAGTTGGCCTCCAAAAGTAGGTGCTTTGTACAATGGAAAAGGTCCAATTGTAAAGAATGGAGACAAATATGGTTATAATGAGACAGGCCACAGCCAAGAGTACGGGGGAATATGAGTAGTCACACATACTTTCATGAAGTCACTAAACCACTTTCTAAAGAAGAACAAGAGCAAGCTCAAGTGAGTATAAATGCCGATAAAAAAAAAAGAGCGAATGCAAAAACCATTTATGACTCGAATGGCCCTATCGGTGCACCCAAAGTTTTAGCGGTGGTTCATATTTCTCATCCTAGATCATATACAAGAAACCCACCTCAAGTCCCAGTTGGACGTTTCGTTCTTGCTTTTTATACATTGCAACTACGAACGGATGAGGAGGAATGGTATTACACTAAACTATTCAATCGAGATACTAATGATCTTGATATTGCAGCACGATTTAAGACAAAACACGACAAATATGATGAGTTTTTAGCAAAATACGACCACAGAACCTATGAATTCGATGCCGATACTTTTTTACGAAGTTTAAATCAGCAGAGCCGAGTTGTAGCTTGGCCAGGGGAGAGAAGTGGTGATTTATATGTAGGAAACGCTGTCGCTTTGATTGGATTTGACTGTGATAATCTCAATATAGCAACGAAGACGGGGCGGGATGGAATCGTTCCAGTTAAATTATCAAACCCCAAAGTTATACATGTTGATCAAAGTAATCTAGAATACGTTTTAAATCAGATTCACAATGAAGGCAAGAAGCAGAGGCGTATAACTAATGAATCACTATTCGACGGTTTTCCGAGTATAGGTAAAACTAGACAATCGATGGATAGTCTAAAAGCTTTGAAAGTTGAATTAGAAAAACTAGAGTCTAACGCTGACCGGAAGAATGCAGATAATACAGCTACCACAACGACTAATGAGCAAGCCAAAATAATTTCGGAATTAACTGCTGAAATGGAAGCTAAAAAAAAGGAATTAGAAGAATCCAAAACCAGTATTAATGAAAGAGATCGAATCACAAGAGAAGGACTAGATCCGAAAAAAAGCTTTTTTACGAAGACTTGGAGGGATTCAACTAAAAAGAAGGAAGCTGAATCTTACATGTCGACGCAAGATTATGAAAATTACAATAAGAACGTTGAAGAACTAACAACCCAAATTAATAAATTAAACGATATGATTGAATCGTCGAAAAAGAAGCGCGCAGAAGCGCTGAATGAGTGGCGTAGTAATCCTCTTGTCGAAAAATATAATTCACTTAAAATGGAAATTCAGGAGCTTACTAAAAATGTAAATACAGGACCAAACGTAACTATTTATTATGATTATCTCGGATTTAGTCAAAACCCCCAACCTGAGTTTTTAATGGATACAGATTTTACAGCAGGTAACTTAATAAGATTAGTCGGGGAAAAATTAGGTATATTACCGCCAAGTACAGGCGGAAAACGCAAATCTAGAAAATCAATGAAAGCAAAAAGAACAATGAAATCAAAAAGAACAATGAAAGCAAAAAGATCAATGAAAGCTGTTCGTAAGCACACCAAAAAATACCACAGTCGTTCGTATCGTAAATAAAAACTATTTGATTATTATATCATCGTGTCAGCTCAGCGTGACCAACTGTTATTCCGTAACGTCCCTGCTACCAAGACCGCCACCGCCCCCTCTACCTACCCCAGATTCTCCCAAATTCCCGCAGGACAAATCCCGGCGAACTGGGTACTCATCAACTCGCGGTATTATTTCAATGACTATGGTACAACCGGCAATTATTTACGCTATAATTCACAAATCAGGTCCATTATCATCATCTTCGTCGTATATTTTCCACTATATACTTATACTAGTAAATAGTTGAAATCTCCAATAAAAAATGTTCCAAAACCACCTGGACGGTTAAAATTAGATGTAGGACACTTTAAACGCCGATATCCTTGAAAAACGACCTTTCGCCGTGTAGTGTATATTTCTTCCCGGTGCGGACGTCGACGTATCCGTCGGTTTCGGCACAATTCTGGGTTGGGAATCCGTTACCGTACCAGTAATATCCGGTGATTTTCGTGACATCGTCACGAAGAAACATCACGTGGTCGTCGTATAATTTGGCGTGTTCCACACAGGATTGATTGTAATGCTCGATGGAATGGAGGTGGGATGGAGTGACGCTCTGGTATTGATGCCACGACCGGGTGAGGTGGGTTGTGTATTTCGGGACGCGGGTGGTGGCGACGACAGCAGCGGCGGCGGACGTAGATGACATTTGATGATGGAGAATGATGATGACGATGTATCAATAAAATTATATTCAATTTTATTGATAATAAAATCGTTCCTCAGTGGAGGAATGTCAATTTTTTTATTGATAATAAAATCGTTCCTCGGTAGAGGAAGAATCAACGTCGTTGTTTTCGACGACGGCTAATATTATTGCGGCGACGACGATAGCTTTTCGTTTTGACGCGGCGTTTGGATGTTTTATTTAATGAGCGGGTTTTTCGTTTATTGCCGCCGGTGGATGAAATGGGAAAAACATCTTGAACGGGATAAAAATCTAAATTCGCTGTATCGAATCTATAGGTTTCATAGGGATATTCAATAATAGTAATTGACGGATGACTTTGAGTATGATCAAAAATAAGTTTACCGTTAGAATCATACACATTAAAAGTTCCGAAATTACGACCATCATTACTTTTTCCGACGTATTTAGCAAATACCGGTAAAGTAACTTTAGCATCCACGTAATCACCATTTTGAAACAAAGTAATGTTACCGGGCATACCATTTACATAATAAATTTGATTTTCTCTAATTTTAGAAGAGTCTATTTTCTTTAAATTTTTAGATTGTAGATTTTCTTTAGCAGAATTAAGGGCATTTTCGTCATAAACAATATTAGGTTGTGTTATTGGTGTAGACCCCCGATTCATTATAGGAGCACTCATTAATAAACGCTGCAATCTTGCCATTAAATCATTTTTAGTGTGTGTACAGAAAGTAGCATGTGAATCCTGGATGAATTTATGCTCTTTTAAAGTTGAGTCCAGATTTTCTTTGGATACTTTGAATTTTTTTTCTGCTTGTTTAAAATCTGTTTCTGCTTGTTTAAAAATTGCTTCTGCTTCTTTAAAATCTGATTCTGTTTTTTTTAAATATATTTCTCTGCTTCTTTAAACACTATTTCGTTTTGTTTGTATATTTTTTCCCAAGGTGCTTGAATCTTGGGCATTCTGTCGATTACATTTTTCAGTTCGTCACATCTTTTTGCAGTTTCTTCCTTTGAAGCATACATTATACAATAATATTATACATTCCCCCAATATAATAATATTTCGTTCCCTATATCCAACTTCCACCTCCACGCGGTTGAGCCCGCATATCCATCGAACCACGTAAACTTCCGTCTCCATTTCCGTTGGCACCGCCGGCGTTTAAACGTGAATACTCTGGTTGTTGAGGCGGAGCACGGTAGGCGGCTTGTGCGGCAAATTGGGGAGGGGTTCCAACTGGTGCGTATTGTTGTTGCGGTGGCATCGCTTGTCCACGCTGTGATCCGCTTGCTAACGCTCCGCTCCCCATTCCACTCATCGCACCGCCACCCATCGAACCACCCATCGCCCCGTACCCGCCACCGCCGCCCCCCGATACAACCGTATTCTGTTGTTGCTGCTGATTCTGTATCTCTAAACTCCGTTTATTCTGTAACTGTTCTAAAGAAACACTCCCCACCTTATCCGGCGAATACGTATCAGGTGGAGTCTCGATTTTATCCACCAAGTCAATCGTCGCATAATTATACAACTGCCGCATTCCACCATTCCCCTTCGCAGACAATTCATCGGCACTTTGGTCTAAAAAACTGTAATTATCCGACGCGACACCGAATCCGCCACCCATACTCTCGCGACCCAACGCAAACGCATTCGGTTCGCCGTTGAAACCAGTCGCCACGTCGTTCAATGCCGCATTCTTCGGCTGAAAATGTTGGAGGATTTGCTCGCCATAAAGGACTTGGTGGCCTTTATTCAGGAGGAGGAGCGCGGGGACGCGGTTGACTTGAGGGGGGAGGAGGACTTTTTCGCCGTTTTCCATCAAAATGTGCCATACTCCTGTCCCTGATTTTACTCTCTTGTCAATACATAAAAAATGGATATCATCCTGGAGACGTGATTTAGACAAAGCGGTTAATACAGCTTTACACCGGTCACAGGAATTACTATAGTAAATGATGGACGACATTGTGTCTTTATTACTAAAACATAGATAAGTTTTTATGTGGGTTTTGAACGCGGTTATAAATGACAAATACCGACTTTATACATCATAAAATAACTGGATTGTTTCAATCGTTTTAGACGTGGTATTTTCCGGACTTACCCAATAACTGATTGTCTCTTCTAATACGCGTAATCTGTCCGCCCATTCATTCTTTTTTGATTTTTTAACAACGCATAATCCATTCTTGTCACATCCCCAACACGAACTTATATTTGTTCCATCTTTTTCATATTCATCTGGGTTGAATCTGATAAATACGATAGGCCGATGTCCTACATCTTGCGACAGTTCCATTATGCGCTTGTTTTCACAACTACAATCATAATCCGCGTGTTGGTTTTCATCTACTTCTACAATAATAACCTGATACCCTAAATCCAGTAACAAATCTGGTCGGCGTTTGGAACAAGCGTTCTGAATTATTTTGTCTGCTACCCAACTTAACTCCGGGAACGTTGTTTTCACGTATTCTACAACTGCGTATTCTTTGGTTTTGTAGTTGCGTGATACTGGTTTGTCGGGGAAGAGGTTCATATGACAAAATTGGCAATATCCGTCGTATTTTTCTGTAACTCGTGTTGAGCACAGGTAGGTTTTACAGGTTCTGTGTTTTATATCTACCATTCCTTGTAGTTTGTGTTCCGAACAATATAACGGTTTTGTTTCGCCTTCGTTGTTATAGGTTGGTTGTGTTTTACACCCTTCGTGTATACACTTCTTGTCTTTCACATTTACCATTCCGTCCTGCTTGTGTGCGGCACAATACAACGCAATTGATTCACCTTCGTTGTTGAATGTTGGTCGTGTTTTACACCCTTCGTGTATACAAGTCTTGTCTTTCGCATTTACCATTCCGTCCTTTTTGTGTTCCGAACAATACAACCCTTTTGTATCGCCGTCGTTGTTATAGATTGGTTGTGTTTTACACCCTTCGTGAATACACCTCTTGCTAATGACATTCACCATCCCGTCCTTCTTGTGCTCGGAACAATACAACGCTTTTGTTTCACCTTCGTTGTTATAGATTGGTCTTGTTTTACACCCGTCGTGAATACACGTATCGTTTTTCACATCCACCATTCCATCCTGCTTGTGTACGGCACAATACAACGCTTTTGTTTCACCTTCATTGTTATAGTTTGGTCGTGTTTTACACCCTTCGTGAATACACTTCTTGTTAATAACATCCACCATTCCATCCTGCTTGTGTGCGGCACAATACAACGCTTTTGTTTCACCTTCGTTGTTATAGGTTGGTCGTGTTTTACACCCTTCGTGAATACACGTCTGGTGTTTCACATCCACCATTCCGTCCTGCTTGTGTGCGTAACAATACAACGCTTTTGTTTCACCTTCGTTGTTATAGGTTGCTCGTGTTTTACACCCGTCGTGAATACACGTATTATCTTTCATATTTACCATCCCGTCCTGCTTGTGTGCGGCACAATACAACGCTTTTGTTTCACCTTCGTTGTTATAGCTTGGTATTGTTTTACACCCGTCACGAATACATGTCTGGCTAATCACATTTACCATTCCTTCTTCTTTGTGTTTTAAACAATACAACGGTGTTTTGAGACCTTCGTTGTTATAGGTTGGTTGTCTTTTACAACAATCGTGAATGCACTTCTTGTTTTTCACATCCACCATTCCTTCTTTTTTGTGTTCCGAACAATAAAGCCCCTTTTTCTCGCCCTCTTTGTTAAATAGTGGTCGAATTTTACACCCTTCGTGAATACACATTTATATAATGAATGTTATAATTAATAGACAAATATTATAAATCAATTTATATTTAAATCATCGTTTGAAATATTAAAATATTTGAAGAAAAAATTGATAGTAAAAGTTAATATTAACATATATAAAAGGTATCGTTTATTCTTTAATATCGCTCAATGTCCTCCGCCGCATCCGCTACCGAATCATCCGCTCCTTTCCATTCCGCATCAGCAGCGTCTAAATACATTCCTCGCATTGTTTCAAAAACGGATGAGGGAGGTCAATTAAAATTCACAATTGACAAAATCAATGTGAGCTTGGCCAACGGACTCCGAAGAACAATATTGTCCGACATACCAACTTTAGTATTTCGCACATTTCCATACTCGGAATGCAAAGCATCGATAACGACAAATACCAGCCGTTTGCATAACGAGATTCTCAAGCAACGCCTCAGCTGCATACCAATTCACATCACAGACCAAGATTTTCCCTACAAAGATTACCAAATTGAAATCAACGTCACCGCCGACAGCAGCGAGATCCGCTACATCACAACCAAAGATTTCAAAATGAAGAACAAAACCACGGGCAAATACCTCACCGATGTCAAAGTTCGCGAAATATTCAAACAAAACGAAATCACCGGCGATTACATCGAGTTCGCCCGCCTCCTCCCGAAAATGTCAGAATACGGTGAAGGCGAGCAACTGGCACTCACATGCGACCTCGATATCGGCACCCCTAACGAACACGGTGCGTTCAACGTCGTATGTACGTGCGCCTACCAAATGACGATGGACGCCGCCAAGGTCGATGAGGCCTGGCGTATCAAGGAAGCCGAGATCGTGAAGGAAGGTATTGCCGCAATAGGCAGCGAGGAAATGAAAGCACAGAGGAAGAACTGGTCGCTCCTGGACGCACAACGCTATACAAAAGACGACAGTTTCGATTTCGTCGTGGAAACAGTTGGGGTCTTCACAAACGCGGATATCGTCCATAAGGCCGCACAGATTATGATTAACAAGTGTACAAAGTTCATCCGCGATATCGAAAGCGGGGAGAATCATATCATCCCGACGGTAAGCACGATCCAGAACGGGTATGATATCGAATTGAAGGGTGAGGATTATACCTTGGGCAAGGTTCTGGAATTCTTCCTTCACGACAAACACTACGCGGAGGACCAGACAGTGACATATTGTGCGTTTCGGAAGATTCACCCGCACAACCCGGATAGTATGATACGTGTAGGGTTTGCGGAGACAGTGGGGGTGGATGAAGGGATTGTGGCACAGTATATCACGACGTGCGCGAGGGATGCGATTGCGGTGTTTGAACATATCCGCGACCAGTTCAGGGAGTATTAAGCGAAACAATATGACAAAATAATTTTCAGTAAAAATTATTTTATAATGAACCAACCACGATTAATTTATTTATTTATTTTCTAGAGTTACGACGGTTTGAACGACGATTCCTTATATGCTTACTCTTTCTGATATTCTTGCGAACATATTTCTTGGTGACTTTGCGAACTTTACGACGGGTGCGACGGCCGCCGAAGAAGCCTGTCGCAAGTCCTGTGTCCTTCTCAACGAAAATATCACCTGTTTTAGGAGGATTTCCAGAAATAGGCACAGGAGCAGCAAGAGCTAGAGGAGGGGAAGCAGCAGCAACAGTATGTCCTCCCTCCCTTGTTTTAATACGTCTTAACGCTTCATCTAAAATTTGTTGTTTCTTTAATAATTCTGCTTTTTCTAACGTGAGTAAAACAATTTGTCTACCACCCTTCAATTCTGTAAGTGCGGCCCGATGTAAACCTTGAAAAAGTTCGGCCCTTGCTTCTAACTTGGTACGTACATCTTCAGCGGCATTTTTATCGTATGTAACCTTATCTTTCCCATCATTGTCTCCTGTTTTCAATGTGTATCCAGATGTTCCGTTTCCACCCCACACACGAGTAATTTTAGCGGCTTCGGATGCGGCGAAATGTACGTTTTTGTCAAACGCTTTACCAAACACTAAATCAGTATCTATTTTCTCGCTATCACCTAACGCACCTCCAACACCGGCTAACGTATAACCCAAATGTATCGCTAACTCAAAATCTTCATTACGATTATCAACTTCAGAAGCCATGAAACCTGGTATCTTCTCACAAGATACCATCTTGACATAATATTTCATTATATCAACATATTCATCTAGTTTTCCTGAATCTTGACGAGCAGAAAGAAAACTACACAAAGCTGCTTTACCACCGTATATTAATTGTATTGCAGTTTCCAAAAAACTTCTAGTACCCACCGTATCCGTAAGCATTGGTGTCGCTGTGTTGCCGGCAGATAACTCTTTATACAATAAATGACCTAGGATTTGGGATCCGACAAAACCGCGATCGTACCTATCGAGTTCATCACCATATAGAACATTCAATGTCATTGATAATTCGTGAGCATGTGTACCGGATGGTTGAATTTGACATGGGAAACGCAAATTTTTCAGGGTTTGAAGAGCCCAAAAAGAAGAAGTTCCAAGGTTACGTCCTCCTCCTAGAGGCGTTCCTGGTTTATCAAACTTATCCCATAAATATACTTGTAATAAATTGAACAATGCGCCACCTGTTCTCCTTCCAGAGAATAACGCAACTTTAATAGGATCTTTAGTCTTTTGAAGAAATGAAATACCCGTAAATGTACGAAACAACGATTCAGCCATCCATGCACCGTATGTATTCTTACGACTCTCGTCTACCTTCGGTAATATCTCTTTCAAATAATACCGATGCATGACTTCATATGCGGTTTGCATCAATGGGGTTTCTAACCAAGAACACCACGGCCAAAAACCAGTTGCTCTAATATCTGGGGATTCAGCACCTGATACAAAAAATACTGATAACGCAACTGGACACTGTGCCGTAGATTCTTTGGGTACAGGAATACATTTAAGAATACACGTTCCTTCATAAAAATCACTATCAGATAAAGCAGCACCCGAAATGTTATTATAATGATCCATAATTTCCTTTGTAGTTGTAGCAGTAAGATTTCTACCCTCAATAGGATACAAAAATTGTGTGTTATCTTTCCATTTAGCAACAGGAGGATTTGCGTCTTGATTATAAGGAACATTAACTAAGTCATCAAAAGTATCCCGATCAAATTTTCTTTCCTTAAGTTTATCAAGTGCTTCAACAAGATCTTTTTCAAACGTTGAACTAGATTTCGTTACATATTCTTTCTTCAACACTTCATTAAATGTACTGTATGTACGCAAATCTACCTTGAATTGAACTACACAACCAGCATTATCTAAAGTAACGTGATGAATTACAGGGGCCATTGATAATTTGTACAAGTCATTAGCAAAAAACGCGTTAATTAAACCATTATCGTCCACCACTGTTGAAGTATCACCATCCGGATAACTAAATTTTCTTATTATTTCTCCAAATGCGGGGAAATTATCTAGTATTTGAAGAAAAGTTAGGTCTTTTGGGGTTGGGGTTGGGGTTGGTTTATCCTCAACAACAACATCAACAACAACATTAATTGTAACACCCTTACCACTTAATTCAGTGGCACGATCCATAAAATGTGCTAATAAATCACCACCTTCACCACCACCCTCAGCACGAGCAGCAGCTGCTACACCACCAGAACTCATTCTATAAAACGGTATATATTATACAAATATTATTCCTAAATCAAAATCTATGATAAATAGTAAGAATAAAAAGTGTTAGTCACAAACACATACCTTTTATTATTATTTTACATACCGCGGATTTCCTCCTGCTTAGTCATCATCCGCCGCCGCCGCCGCGACGACCCCCGAATTCTCACCGTGAATCCGTAGTATCCTCAACGAATCAGGCATCGTCGCCGCACAATGCCCCATCCGAGGCCGAAATGGACGCCCCTGGTTGGAGAAGATGGCGTCATCCGGATTGATCGGTGTGGTTTCGAAATCGGTCCCGTGTGTGAGACGAAACAGGTTGGAGAACGCAAGCATCGACATCATTGCCCAAGCGGCCGAAGAAATGTCACGCAGTGACTGGAAAACACGAACCACCGGGGCGCGATTTTCGGCGTGAAATTGGCTGAATTCGGTGTAGATTGACGACACTACAAGCGTCAACGCACGATGTTTCTTTTCAAAGCTGGCTTCAGTAATTGGGCGGTCAAGTGTGGTGATCGCATTCACAAGCGTGATGTCGGTACCGGCAAGCACACATAGACCCAAGAACTGCTGCTGGAGTTGTCCGCTGCCGATGAGGAGGGTATTCGCGAGCTGGTTTTTAGGACGCGGGTCGTTGTAATCCGCAGAATAAATGTCGCCGAATGAATGAGATTGAGAACGGGTAAGTGGCGGGGAGGAAGCACAGGCTCTGGCTCTGGGTGTAGGAACATCGTCGTCATTGTCGTAGTAGCCGTTGCCGCTGCCGCCGCCGCTGCCGACTTCATCGCCAGTCTCGATGTCGCTGTGTCCCCAACAACGATCAGACACAGCAATGTCTTCTTGTTCTTCGTGATACCTGGACGCGACCAGCGAAATCATTTGGATGGTTCGATTGAGGAATGCGAGTTCTTTAGCAATGATTTCGGCAAATGCGGCATTGTCGCGCTGGATTTTGTAATTGGGGTCGTCTTGAGACGACGTTTGATGAACACGATGTTGGTGGGGAGTGACCAATTCTTCATCGTAATTCTCCGTGGTCGCCGTCTCCGCCAGTTCGATTTCTTCTTCGAGTTTCCGGATACCTGTGAAAATCGGGTTGCCAGCGGCGAGATTCTTACGCATCGCCACCGTATATGTCGTCAGGGCGTAACGGACTTCATCCTTTCCGTTATATAATCCAGGGAGTTTGTAGTAGCAAGATGCGAGATCACCGTTCTTAAGGGAAGCAAACATTGTTGTTGTCGTCGTAATCGTGTGTGTGGAATGAACCTGTCAAATGGTGGAGTGGTGGAAAAACATTTCAATTTTTTTGTGAATTCAAAAACCCCATCCCCCTACGGGGGATGTCCATTCTTGAATTCACAAAAAGAATTTTCTATAAGGAAGAGATAACCGTTCTTTCATTCACAAAAAGAATTTTCTATAAGGGGAATGATTGGCAGTGTGCTTGGCTGGGTCATCGCCCGGTGCTTGCCCGGTGCTCGCCCGGGCGAATGATTATGTTATTTACGTCATAATATATATGAGATATGCCGAAAAATATAATCCTAATCGACAAACGGGTCCAAGACTATGAGACAATCGTAGCGGCAGTCGATCCCGAGATATGTATTCCGGTATTGTTCGATTATTATACAGATACCGTCGCGGACATCAAGGAGCGAATCGTAGGGTGTGTCGAAAACGATACAGCGTCGGTGAATACCGGAGCGTCGGTGAATGCCGCAGCGTCGGCGAATGCCGCAGCGTCGGTGAATGCCGGAGCGTCGGTGAATACCGGAGCGTCGGTGAATGCCGCAGCGTCGGTGAATACCGGAGCGTCGGTGAATGCCGCAGCGTCGGCGAATGCCGCAGCGTCGGTGAATACCGGAGCGTCGGTGAATGCCGCAGCGTCGGAGCGAAGATGCGTCGGTCTACTTCAGCATAATTACAATCGCCCCTTTTATAATTTAGTCGCCGCCGACGACGCGGCCGCCGAAAGCAGTATCATCCGATGTGTAATCGACCTCGATCCAGAACTCGCCACCTGGGCACCGCTTCGCGACCTAATCACGTGGTGTGTGACAACACCTGAAATCAACGCCGAGTATTTCGATATGATGGCGTGTGCTCTCTATTCCGACCCAGACTGGAAATATATCATCGACACGCTGACGACGCAGACCGGCACCGAGACCGGCACCAGCGTCACGATCCGAGCGTCTACAGACAATACGGGGTCCGCAATCCAAGGCGGCAACTGGTTCCTCGAATCACATACAGGCGTCAACCTGAAAAACGTATATTTCACTGAAGCGATTGAGGAGTATCGGGGGGTATTATACTCAGAGATATACGATTTAATAGAATATTCAACGAAAGGATTTGCGAGTGGAGATGTAGTTACGTGGGGGGAAGGAAACGCCGGTGGCGGTGCGAGTATATCTTCCAATGTAATAGCGGTAGTCAGTACTGGATACGCATACGCCGCATTAAAAAGCAACGGTAGTGTGGTTACATGGGGAACTGCGGGGTATGGAGGTAATTCAAGTTCGGTTGCTTCGAGTATATCGTCGGGTGTAATACAAATATATGCAACTTCAGCATCTTTTGCAGCATTAAAATCAAACGGAAGTCTAATTACGTGGGGTAATCCGGATTACGGCGGAGATTCAAGTTCGGTAAGCGCGAGTATATCTTCAGGTGTTGTCGATGTATATTTTAATCAAACCTCATTCGCGGCATTAAAAAGTAATGGCGCCCTAATAACGTGGGGGTATTCAATTTATGGTGGTGACTCAAGTTCAGTAAGTTCAAATTTAACGTCGGGTGTCATAGCAGTATATTCTCACATGGGGGTATTTGCCGCGTTAAAGCTTGACGGGAGTGTAATTACATGGGGTGACGCAAGTTATGGCGGTGACTCAAGTTCGGTAAGTTCGAGTATATCTTCTGGTGTAATCGCAATATATTCAACTCAATACGCATTTGCCGCATTAAAAAGCAATGGAAGTGTAATTACATGGGGTGATAGTAATGGCGGTGATTCAAGTTCGGTAAGTTCGAGTATATCTTCTGGTGTAATCGCAGTCTTTTCTACTTTTAACGCCTTTGCCGCGTTAAAAAGCAATGGGTCGGTGATAACATGGGGTTTCAGTGTATATGGTGGAAACTCAAATTCTGTAAGTGCAAGTATATCTTCTGGTGTAGTTATGATATATTCAACTCAAGGCGCATTCGCAGCGTTAAAAAGTAATGGTAGCGTGATTACATGGGGTTCCTCAGACGACGGAGGCAATTCAAATTCATTAGGTGCGGGGTTGTTGAGCTCTGGAGTTGTCGCAGTGTATTCTACGCAATCGGCATTTGCCGCGTTAAAAAGTAATGGCAGTGTTCTTACATGGGGGAATAGCGGTGGCGATTCAAGTGCTGTAGCTGCGAATTTAACATCCGGTGTTGTCGCAATATATTCGAATGATTATGCGTTTGCTGCATTAAAAAATAACGGGACGGTGATTACATGGGGTTTGGCACAAATCGGAGGTAATTCAACTGGTGTATCTTTTGGAACCACCATTTCTATCTATTCTAATGGAAGATCATTTGCCGCATTAAAAACAACTGCTACTACATTTGACTTATCTATGTCATACTATACAGATATAGACCGATACAATATTCTTCGTAAAAAAGAGAACAGACGACGCGTTAATTTGACAACATTAAACAATAATGTATTTACGCTATCACAACCACGTGCCATTCAAACATTCAATCCGACGATACCAACCGATAAAACATTGCGTATTATTGTCCCTGATTATGTAGCGTCATCCTATTCTATAGCATCTACAGCAACAATACCATCTGGTTCTGGAAATTATATTGTTGCGTGCGATCAATGCGAACCCATCACTATATCTGGTGTTACTTATGTGAATTACGGTATGTATGTTTATAAACAGGAAACAAACAATACTTATACAAAATTAACAAGTGTTACAATAAATGGCAACCTTTACGCCGCATACGGCGGTATCGCTACATATTCCAGCGGTATCGCATTTGTAACTCTATACCCGCCACCCACTCTATCTAATTTTACCGATATAACGAAAGCCACCACTGCGGCCCCATTCCAAATCACTCCGCCTACCAGTAATAGCACCGGCACGTTTTCATATACGAGCAGTAATGCCAGCGTCGCCACCATCTCCGGGACCACCGTTACTATCACCGGGTTCGGTACAAGCACGATAACTGCCACACAAGCATCCGATAATGCGAATTATGGCGGCGCAAGTATCACCGCGACACTGACAACTACCCCCGCGAATTATTATGGTGCGGACCTTTCCGGCGCCGATTTCACAAACGTATCTCTATACGGTGCCACCCTCAATCTCGCCAATTTGACGAATGCGATATTTGTATCGACGGACCTCTCTGGCGCAACCCTTACCGGCGCAACACTCGCCAATATTCTCTCACGCGGCGTCATCGGACTCGCCACATCGACCCTCCCCGCCGGATACCTAGGCCGCGGCGGATCCATCTTCGGTAATAATGTGCGTATTACCAGTGCCAACCTCACCAACGTCGATCTCTCAAATGTCGTCCTTACAAACTCTGATGTGTCTGGCACAATCTTCACCGGCGCAACTCTTACAAATATCCGCACTGCCGGTCTCACGGGAACGACCACGGCGACATTACCCACCGGATACGTATTCCGCAATGGTGTCATTGTTGGACCCAATGTCTCGCTAGCGGCGGCCGCACTCACAAGCACGGATTTATCGGGGATTAGTATCGCCGGCACAGATCTCTCGGGTGCCAACCTCACCAACGCCAACTTGACAAATGTAATCTCAGGTAATCTCCGCAATGCGTCCGTGACGGCCACGCCACCTACAGTCATCCCTGCGGGTTATATTTTTTATAACGGTTATCTCGTCGGTCCCGCCGTCAATCTCTCGGGTGCGGCCCTCTCGGGCCTAGATATCTCTGGTGCCAACACCACGACGCTCACCGCCACCCGTCTCACCTCCGCCAACCTTACAAATGCGTCTATTTTCAATACGGATATAAGTGGTGCGGATCTCTCGGGTGCGACAGTCACAGGTCTACGCAGTTTCGGCTTGACCGGTGGTGGATCCGCCGCGGCAACCACCCGACTCCCCACCGGGTATTTCGTGCGGACAAGTTCCGGCAACACCGGAACAGTCGTAGGCCCCGGCGTGAATCTCTCGAACCTCACGCTTCAAAACATCGACCTCTCGGGCGGGATTACACTCACGGGTGCCAACTTCACAAACACCGACATCAGTGGTGCGTCTACGAATCTCATCGGAATTATAACAGGAAATATCACGGGACTCGCAACCGCCTCCCTCCCGGCGGGGTATATCGCACGCAACGGATTCATCGTTGGGCCGCGTGTCGTATTACGCGGTGCGAATCTTTCAAACCAAAACCTCACGGGTGTGGATCTCTCAGGAGTCGATCTTTCCGGCGCGAATCTGACAAACGCGGTCCTCACCAATACAAACATAGCAGGTGCCAACTTCACAAACACGATACTCACGGGTGTCGTCAGTGGTGGGGTGACCAATACCCCGGCCACTCTCCCCGCTGGTTATTTCGTACGTGGTGGGTTTATCGTCGGTCCAGGTGTTTCGCTCGCCGGCGCAGCAGCAACAGGGGTCGATTTATCCAACGTGGTTTTAACGGATGTGAATCTCACGAACGCCGTCCTTACGAGTGCCGTCCTCACAGGTGTAACGACAGGTGGTCTCATCGGCGCAACAACGGCCACCCTCCCGGCAGGATATGTCGCACGAGGAACCGGCACACCTGGGACATTCATCGTCGGTCCCGGCGTCATCCTCCGTGGTGCCAATCTCACCGGTGCCGACCTCACCAATATAAGTATCGCGTCGTGTGATGTATCCGGCGTGAATCTGACAGGAGCAACCGTGACAAATCTCGTATCGGGTGGACTCGTGAATACATCCAACATCACTGCCTTGCCATCCGCGAGTTATGTCATCCGCACAGGGTATATCGTCGGCCCCGCCGTGAATCTGACCGGCGCAGCCCTTTCATCGCAGCTCTTCACGGGTCTCACCGTGGCCGGCGCCAATTTCACAAACGCCAATCTCACTGGCGCGACATTTACAACAACCACCGTAACAAGCACGAATTTCACCGGCGCCACATTTACGAATATAATATGCGGTGGTGGTCTCGTCGGAGTCGGAAGTGCGACACTCCCATCCGCGTCATTTGTCGCACGGGCATCCTACGGGTATTTCATCGGCCCCTCCCTCATCACGCGAAATGCGAATTTCACTGGAATAGATCTATCAGGTGTATCTCTCGTGAGCACGGATTTATCCGGTTCGAACCTAACCAACGCAAACTTCACCAACACAAATATCACAGGCACGATTATGTCAGGAACAACCCTCGCGGGTATCACCACCGGTGGTGTCACATCAAACGCTACAACCACGATTTTACCGACAGGTTATGTTGTCCGCGCAGGATATATCGTCGGTCCCAGCGTCTCACTTGTCGACGCCAATCTCTCAAATACGGATCTAAGCGGTGTGTCACTCGTCGGTGTTTCAATGACGGGGGCAAACCTGCTAGGCGCAACACTGACGCGGCTTGTGTCCGGTTCGACTTCTGGTGCGGATAATGTCGCACTTCCGACAGGGTACGTCGCACGTAATGGGTATATCCTTGGCCCCTATGTGCTTGTTCGCTCCGCCACCTTAACCGCAGTGGATATTACAGGTGTCCCGCTAACCGGCGCGGATTTATCAGGCTCCATATTTACAAATGCCACGCTCGAATCGTGCGATATCTCCGCCGCAAATCTCTCGAATGTGAGTTTTACAGGTGTATCCAGCGGTGGAATAACGGGGGGTTCATCCACCGCACTGGTGATGCCGACGGGGTATGTCATTCGTAGCGGATATATTGTTGGACCGGGAGTTTCACTTATAAATGCGAACCTTACGGGTGCTGATTTTACAAATATATCGATTGCTGGTGCGACGATTACAAACGCGAATTTCACCAGTGCGACGCTTACACGTCTTGTTACTGGCGGGCTTGTCAATGCGACGACGGCGACGTTGCCACCCGGATATGTTGTCCGCACAGGATATATCGTCGGCCCTAATGTATCACTGGCCTCTGCGTCGCTTACAAACGTGGATTTATCAGGTATATCTCTCGCTGGAACAAATATGACAAGTACAAATATAAGCGGAGCGTCAACGATATTAACGCGTGTTATATCGGGGAATATTACGGGTCTCGCGACAGCGACGTTGCCAACGGGTTATGTTGCCCGGAATGGATATATTATCGGTCCGGGTGTGAATGCGACGGGGGCCGCACTTCAGGCAATGGTGTTTACATCCGTAAATATGACCGGGATTGATTTGACGAATGCGAACTTGACAACTGCGGTTCTTGCGTCGGCTACAATCACCGGAGCCAACCTTACAAACACCAATTTAACAAATACGATAACAGGTGGTGGTATTGTCGGAGCGGCCACAGCGATATTGCCGGCGGGGTATGTTGCTCGTGGTGGGTTTATCATCGGCCCGTATGCGTGGCTTGAAAATGCGAATCTCACCGGGTTTGATTTGTCAGGCGTCGCGCTTACTGGGGCGACATTAACTAGTGCTATTTTAACAAACGTCAACCTGACGAATGCGGATATTTCAGGTACGAATTTCACAAATGCCACACTAACGGGAGTTCGAAGCGGCGGGCTTACCGGTGCGACAACGGCCATATTGAAAACCGGATATATTGTGCGTAATACGGGCGGCGGCGGGTACCTCATCGGTGCCGGTGTGAACCTCGCCGGTGCGGATTTATCGGGGGTGGATATGTCGGGTGTCATCCTGACGAGCACGGATTTCACATCATCAAATCTGACGAACGCAAGTCTGCGAAACACGACGCTTACGACCGCGAATCTAACGGGTGCGACCGTGACAGGTCTACTTACCGGAGGTATCACTGGACTTACAACCGCGACTCTCCCTTCTGCGTCCTATGTCGCGCGTGGTGGCGGCGGATCTGTCGGTTGGATTGTTGGTCCAGGCGTCAAACTCATCAGTGCGAATCTCGCCGGAACGGACCTCACCAACCTCAATATCGCGAATTGTGATATTTCAGGGACGAATTTCTCCTCTGCGACGAT